CCGGTGCCTTCATTGGAGGCGACGCCATCCGCGTTCCATGCGAATCGACCGATAGTCAGGCCATCTCCACCTGCAACCAGAGCAGCTTCGCCCGCCAGGTAAGTGGCGTGTGGGTTCGTGCTGGCAAAACCGCCTTCAACGCCCGGGGCTGGATACTGGTTAAGTGATTTCTGAAAAGTGTTAGCCATTTCTTAGCCTCGTTTTAACTTGCCAGCGGTCGGGAATGCCTTCTCGAAATCGCTGTATGAAGCGGAGTCCTGAGCGATAACAGGACGTGAATTTTCTTTCTGCTGGATTGCCATGCGCACCAGTGAAGGGAATGCCGATGGATGTACGCCAGTGATATCCACTTCAGCCTGCTCAAGCGCGGTGCGGTAAACGTCCTCGGCGGAGTCCATAGCAACCACATCACCAATCAGTGGGCGAACAGCCTGCTCAGCCTCACGCACACGGCGGAAGTTCTCAGCGGCAGTCTTGGTGGCGCTGTCAGCAGCCAGCCGAATAGCGGAGTCCATAGCGGTTTTGGATACCTTGTCTTTGTCGTCTTTCTTGTCGTCGTCTTTGTCTTCATCTTCAGCGACAGCAGGTGACAGAGCAGCGGCGATTTTGGCGATCACTTCTTCAGACACGCCAGCTTCACGCAGCAGAGAGATAATCGACTCGTTGTCGTCATCGCCAGCCACTTTCGACTCTTCTTCAGGTTCAATGCCTTCAGCAGAAGCTTCGATGATTTCAACCAGTTCTTCCGGCTCCAGCTCCATGTCGGCAGCCAGTTTGGTTTTGTATTTGGCGATAATGGCCTGTGCGATCGTCTTTGGTGATTTGTTCGCATTCAGGATGGCGGTGAGGTCTTTGGGTGCAGCATCCTGAGCCAGGCGCGGCTTCAGAAACGCTCCCAGCGCGGCACGTGCGGCAACGCCTTTGCGGTCTAACTTCATGTATTTAAGCTCCAGTGGGAGTGAATCAGCGACCAGTACGTCGCTACCTGCGCGGCCGGTTTCGACCAGTGCAACGTGGTTCCCAACGATGTCACGCATGACGCCATCAAATGCTTCGCCGTCTGGTGTCTCGCCGGGACTCATGTCAGCGACGTACTGATACGACGATGACAGTTCTTTCTGCTCTTCAGTCTCGATACCCGCGATGGCTGAGTTATCCCAGACGGACAGGCCGTTGCAGAGATAGGTGCCATCGAAATCGCAACCAGAGTGAGTCGTACCTACGCGATATTCGCGAGGCGGGTCACCGGGGAAGTCAGGGGTATGGATGCAGAGAACAGGAATGTTGTTGAATGTTGGTGCGGCTTTCTTCAGTTCGTCAGGGTGCCGATACAACCGGTAAATCTTATCCGGCTCTAAACCCAGCGATTCAGCGTTCGGAATCTCGCGCCCGTAGTAGGGGCAGACATTCGCCTTGCTGATATTGCTCCTTGTTATCTGAAGCCTGCCGTTACCATCGAATGAGCGCACGGATGCACGGTCAAACGCTAACCGTTCGATAGTCATGTGTGATTCCGTTTAATTAAGTCCGGGAATGACCGGGGACCATGTGCAGCGGCAGTTAATCTCTTCACCAGGAAGAATCCACTTGCCATCGAGGTAAAGCCCTTTCGACAGGTCGAACTTCTCACCGTCAGCTTTCACATGTGATTGCCGAGGCTCTTTACCTGCGTGAGAGTGTCGCCAGATACCCTCCGTGATGCCGAGCGACTGTTGTCTGGCCGTCTGCATAACTGCGGTGGCCTTGTTGTTCTGGTCACGTGCGATGAGCGCTGCACGGCGGCGGGTGATGCCATATCGCTTTTGCAGCTCATCAGTCAGCGTCGAAAGGTCACGTCCCCGGCTGACAGACTGCATTGCCAGCGTCTGCACCTGCGTAAGGTATTGCTCAGGGATGCTGGTAATCAGGTTCACGTTTTCCGTGATGGTAGCCTGCAACGCGTTATTCATCGCTGGCGTCATCTTGAACGGGACGGTAAATCCTGCCGTCTCCAGTGCGTTATAGAGCGACACGTCAGAGTTCTTCTGTGCCTGCCCCGCGAACCGGTCAGCTAGCTTTGCGGCTACATCGTCAAAACGCTTCTGCCATTGCCTGGCTAACTTCTTCATCGCGTCACGCATAAACAGCGCGGGCGAAGCGTCCATAGCCATAGCGCCGGATGCCCGGTAGTTCGCTTTCAGCCAGTAAACTACCGAGTCGTTCATTTCGGTAATGAGTGAATCCAGCTTCTTTCGATACCAGGCTTCGACACCGGCATTAGGCCTTGTCGGGCGGATCGTCTTTACCGTCGCCTTCCTCGTCGTCATCGAGGTCTTCTTCTTCGATTTCGAGGTCATCGCTTAAGTCCAGTGAGTGATATGGGCTATCAGGGTCATCAGCAATCTTCTCGCGCACTTCATTCGCGGACAGGGCTCCAGTTGTGATGTAGACCGCATCAGTATCAGCATCGACCTTGCGAATCTCTGCTTTTTCCTTAGCGCTCATCTCATGCAGGGGCTCAAAATCAAATGTGATGCCCGGGTCGATGTCGCCAAACTCAGAAAGCTGAATGATGTCTAAACAGGCCTTTAATGGCGTCCTGTAAACGGCGTTCTGTAGCGAGTTTATGTAGTTGTAGAAAACCTCAATCTCGCCATCAGAAGATGCATTTAGTCCATTAGGAGTTATGCCAAAGAAGAAGACTAATGGGATGCCGCCCGGAGTTGCCATCTGCTCCTGAGCTTGGGACTGAAGTGTGTCCAGTCCGGAAAGAGGAGCATTAACGAACTCGACTGTTTCAGGGTTATCGTCTGTGTTGTTTTTAGCAAAAGCTCCACGATTATCTCGACAGCGGTTGAACAACTCCAATCGATAAAGCACCGGATCAACCGGACCACCGGTCAAAGCACTAGACATGTTCGTACCGATGACCGGAATGCTGAACGAGTGGATCATGTCACTGACGCTGTCACGCGTGCGGAGCCAGTTATTCACGTAGGGCTCAGCCATCTGCACTAATGAGAGTCCGCGGAAGTTGTATGCAGCTTTCAGAAGGTCAGGTACAGGCCGGGAAATAAAATCAAGCATCCGACTGGCGTGCACTGTCTTGCCCATTACAAACCATTCTGTCGGCTTATAGAAATCAGGACTTAACGGGTTCTGCGCGTTATAGACGCCGGGGTAGGTCCATACAGGCTCAATGACCCGAAACCCCTTCAGGCTGCCTTTGGGGATTTTCTTGTCGGAGATGAAAAGCTTCTGCTTAAGTTCGTTATCATCCGTCCAGGCTGATACGTTTTTTGGTGACAGGACGTCGATATAAATCTGCCCTCCACCAAAGTAACCATCATGCTCCATGGCCTCCTTGAACTTATCTCTAAGTTCATAGCGCTCCATCGCAGCAATCATTTTCTTGATGCGATCTGACTTGTCGTCATCGCCAGCTGATTTTAAATTTATCCATTTTGCCGTCATCTTCTCAGCGATAATGCCAACCATCTTGCGGTATTCAGGCTTCTGCGCCATCGCCGCCAGGTAGGGGTAGCCGGGGAATGAATCCAGCGTGCCATAGCCCATGCCATACGCATCATTCAGCGCGCCGTAATCGGTGGAGTCCATCGCAAGGATGGCTCTCTCAACCGATGCAGGGATGACGCCTTTAGGTGGTTCGTATCTCTGGAATTTACGCTGCGGTGTAGGCTGCACTGAGGCGACTTCTTCGGGGTTAATCTTCATCTGAACCTTTTCAGGCTCTTTCACCGGCTCAGGCGCGGCGATTTCTTTTTTCTTAAACCACCACATCAAATTCTCCTGAGTTGATTCGGGTCGATAGCCATAGGTGCGCGACCTGAAATCAGGTTATCGTCAATGGCATCCATCCATGTATCGAGAATGTCGTCATTGTCATGGCTGTCATCAGCAGAGAACGCCGCGCATTCGGTCATCGCTGTCAGCACCCACGATGTCGTGCCAGCAACAGTGCCGTCTTCGTAATAGACGTGCATGATCGCCGCGCCATCATGATTGTGCGTTGCGGGGACAAATACCTTGCCGGTTTTAATCTGAGGGATAACGTTCAGGCACCGGACCAGCTTGTTCTGACCGGCACCGCGCGGGATTTCTTTAACCGGGATGCTCAACTGGCCGGGTGTGGCGCTGCGCTTCTTCAGGGTGGTAATCAAACCCTGCCCGGCCTGCTTCTCTTCAATGGCCGCATAACGCATCGGCATTGTTCGTAATGAACCGGCTGCACTCCATTTAACCCAAAGCTCTTCTGCCTTCTTCAGCAGGTCTTCAGGGTCCCAGCGCCCACGCACAACGTCGATGATGTAGAGATTGCCATCAACACCCATGCCAACAAGCGTGAACACGGTGTAATCCAGCCAGTCTTCTACCTTGCCGCTGTTCGTATCGACGTACACGGCGCGGTACTGAAGTTTTGGCAGCGTGGTATAGGTGTTGAACCAGTCGGTATCAATAATGCCGCCAGTAAGCGCCATCGGGTTCTGCTGATACTGAGAGAGGAAGGTGTAGCGGTCTTTCTCCCATAACTGCAGGAGGTCGTTCACATCTTCCATCTGAGGCCAGTACGACCAGTATCTGGTGCCTGACACCTCAACAGAGTCAGTGTCTTTAACCGTCTCCCAGCACAGTGACCGCCACGGCTCAGCAAGAGACTGAATGTATTTCTCATCAATCATTGCCGGGATGGCTACGTGATGGAAGCTGACACCCATCCCACCTGAGAGCATGAATCCTGTTGCATCATCCGTATGGAGGCGCTGCTGAATGCTCACAAATGGTGTTGGGTGGTCTTTCGACTTATCACCACGACGTGAACGTATGGTATTAACCAGAAGCGTGTTGGCGCTGTTTCTGCGCGACTCGCTGAGCATATCGACCGGCTTGTTATAGTCGTCGAGCATGACCATGCCGGAGAAGTCCGGACCGTAGTAACCACCACGACCACCGGTAATCTGCCCGTTACTGGATCGAGATACCGTCTGGCCGGTTGAGCGTCCACGTGTATCGATGATTTCCCACTCTTCAGCCTGATTGACGCCGAAGCCACACGGCCACAGCTCCTGATACTCTTTGCTGGCGATGATGTCGCGGGTGCGGCGTGAGTTACGCTTAACCAGTGTGTCAGCAAATGAGATGTTCAGGTTACGAAAGCGCTTAAGCCTGCCTTCCTGAACCAGTGCGTTCACATAGGCCGGAAAGTGGATGGAGAAGAATTCTGTCTTTGTGCCGCCTGGCGGTATGTTGATAATCAGGTTGCGCGGCTCCAATCGTCCGGCGATCAGGTCATCAATCTTTGAAGCCATCAGGCGGTGATGCCAGTTAACCAGCAACCGGTCACCCTGCACCATTTCAAACCACAGACGAGTAAAGTTGAGAAACGATTTAGTCGATTTGGTCTTGATAGCGACACGCTCGGGGAATGACATATCATCCCATTCGATAACTTTTGTCATATTAGTCCAGCCCGTCTAGTTTCTCCTCCAGCTGCGATTG